TGTGGGGGGGCAGGTGATCTCAGATATTTGCAACACTGGGTTTAGCGAGACGGATGTGGCACGAATGTGAGTTGTATTAGGGACTTAGTCCGATCATCCACCCTATTTTCGCGCCGATTTTGTGATTCAAGAATTTTGCGCGATTCTGGCCCATTTCGGCTAAAATTTGCAGATAAACTCAGAAATTTAAATCAGTCGATCGGACACATGGCGGTGGAGGCGGCCCAGCCGATCCAGTAGTCGTTGTTTTCGTCGCGATAGATGATTTTTACCCAGTGATCCTGCTGGGCGCTGACGCGCACAGTGACGTATTGCGGGATCACGAATGCCACGCGCGCGTTGTGGGTCGGCGCCTCGCGGGCCGGCACCTCCATATAGCAGGTCTCATATTCAAAATATTCAATCCGGTCGGCCTGAACCGTAGACGTCAGCAAAACGACTACACCTATTATATATAGGGCGATTCTCATACCCCACCTCCTTGAATATCCTGGCATCGCTCAGCCGAGCACGCATATCTGTAACACAACTTTGTACAAGGCATGCTCGGCATTATTACCCCCCCGAGATTCTGCGGTCCCTCCCAGTGCGGCGCTCACCTTCAGCCGGCGGGCCGAGATCCCGCTGGCGCCGCTGCTCCTTGCGGCGGTAATCGCCCACCTTCTCTTTTAATCGCCGGTTCTCTTCACTCAGTTCAGCGATGAGAGATTCCACCTTTTTTACGCGCGCATTGAGGCTGGCTTTGTCGCCCTCGCTCTTTAATGCGGTGTGAAAATCCTCAATATTCTGAATCAGCGCGGCTTTGAAAACTGTGTCGGATGACAGTATCTCAAAGGCCTTGCTCATAACAGACCATTCAGCCCCTTCCAGCTTTGGTTTCCAGCCGCCGTGGGGATCATAGTCTTTCTCATCCTGCTTTGCCTTGCTGTCGGCCGGTGGAGCGGACTGGTAAAGGGTGCGATGCTCGGATGGCAGCTTTTCCTCGATTTGATAGATCGGCTCTTCGCCTGTTTCCAGCCACTCTTTGCGGCATTTAAAAAACGCCACATACCGATTCAGGGTATTTTTGTTAGGTTGAACACGGTCATTCTCATGATTATTGACAGAGAGTTCGTCCAAGAAGGCCATCTCGCCAACCTCTTTTTGAGATAATCCTCTTTTTTCCCGCAAAAACCTCAGCCTTTTTCCGAGTCCTGAATCCGCCATAATTGTGCCGATAAAATGCAACACCAAAATTTTATAAGTGTCGCGCAAAGCGGTGCATAAAAATTAGGTGATGTGTTTTAATAAATTCCAATCAATACAACTATATACGCAGTTTACCCAAAAAACACCAAACTTTTAGGTGTATCACCTAATTTTTTGCTTGACTTAAAAAATTAGGTGTTTTATGGTTGCGGTGTCTACTTGCGATAGCAATCAGCAAAAGGGGTAAAAATGACACCTGATGAAATCGAGTTGGAACTGCATATCCGACGCAAAAGTATCAATATGACCAAAATCGCCAAATCCCTGGACCCGCCCTGCAGCCGCCAAGCTGTTTCACAGGTAATTAAACGTCAAAGCAAATCAATACGGGTCGCGCGAGCAATTGCCGATGCGCTTCACCGGGACGTCAAGTATGTGTTCCCGGAATATTTCATGGACATAGGGAATAAATATACTGCTAAAAGGCGCAGTTGACGTGTCAACCTATAGAACACGGATCCATTAATAGATCAACGGAAAAATGAACAGGGGATTGCGGTATGGACACCGATAAAATCGCAAAGGATTTCAGCAACCGGGCCATGGCCAACGAGATCAAGATCGCCATCCTTTATAAAGAGGAAAACGACGGGGCGGTCAAGCGTATCGCGGCGCTGCTGGGTCTCAAGCGGCGCACGGTCTACGATTACCTGGACGGCAACATCAAGATTAACTGCCGCTTTCTGCACGCGGCGCTCATCGCCACCGACGGCGATCCGGACGTGCGCAAGTTCCTGGAGCCGGAGGGCTGGGAGCTGGTGCGCAGCGCGGCGCCGATCCCGGACAAGACCGTGATCGCCGAGGAGTGCCTGGACGACCTGCCGGCCCTGGCCGAATATCACACCTTGATCAACAACCGAGGCGCCAAGCATTCAGACGTCAAGCGCGCCCTGGAGTCCGTGCAGCGCGAGCTGCATGAAAATTATATACTGTGGTGTCAACATCAAGAGGAGACACATTAATGCCTGTATCCCAGAGCATCAGCGCCAGGGAGATCGCGGCGCTGATCAAAAAAAGCAAATCGACTGTGATCCGCCGTGCCGCGCGCGAGGGCTGGCCCTGCGAGGAGGCCTGCGGGCCGGGCGGCAAGTGCCGGATGTATCTGGTCAGCGGGCTGCCCGAGGATGTGCAGATCCGCATCAACAAGGACCTGGTCCCGGCCGCAGCGCCGCCGGCCGAGCGGCCGGCCGGCGATCCGGCGCTATCCCAGGCCCAGATCGACAAGGCCCTGGCCAAGGCCGACCTGCTGCGGATGTACCTGGCGCAGCTGGCGCGCGCCGGCTGGGGCCGCAAGGAGGCGGCGCGCGAAAAGTTTTTAAGGGCCTACAACAGCGGGCTGGCGTTTACGGAGCTGCACGCCAAGCTCGGGCCGGTCAACGCTAAGACCATCGAGGGCTGGAAAGTCAAGCTACGCAAAAACGGCGGCGACACCCTGAGCCTGGCCGACACGCGCGGCTACTGGCGCAGCGGCCGGCAGGGGCTGAGCGAGGCGCAGCAGGAGATCCTTTTAAAATGCGCCCTGCATCCCAACCGGCCCAAGCTGGCCGAGGTGATCCGGGTGGCCAGGGCGGTGATGGATACCCAGGGCATCGCCAACGGTCACTCGGACGCCACCTACCGGCGCTGGCTCACCGGCTGGAAGTCGGAAAACCATCACATCTGGGTCTGGATCCGCCAAGGAGCCAAGGCCTGGAACGACAAGTGCGCCTATTACATCGAGCGCGACTACTCGCTGATCAACGTGGGCGACATCCTGGTGGCCGACGGGCACGTCCTTAATTTTGAGATCATCAGCCCCTGGACCGGCAAGCCCAAGCGCATGGTGCTGATCCTGTGGCTGGATATGAAAAGTAATTTTCCCCTGGGCTGGGAGATCATGCCCACCGAAAACACCCAGGCGATCGCCGCCGCCCTGCGGCGGGCCATCCTGCGCCTGGGCAAATACCCCAAGGTGGCCTACCTGGACAACGGCAAGGCCTTCGGATCGCGCTTTTTCAAGGGATGCGACCTGGAGCAGGCCGGGTTTGCGGGCCTGTTCGAGCGCCTGGATATCAAGACTATTTTTGCCTGGCCCTACCACGGCCAGAGCAAGACCGTGGAGCGTTTCTTCGGCACCTTCGCCGAGCTGGAGCGCTGGTGCCCGACCTATACCGGCACCTCCATCGAGAAAAAACCGCCGCGCCTCAATCGCGGCGAGAAGATCCACAACCAGGTTTATCACAAGCTGACCCAGGGGCGCGGCATCACCCTGGCCCAGGCCCACCGGGCGATCGCGTCCTGGTTTGATGCGTATGCCGGCCGGCCCCAGAGCGGCCACCTGGACGGCGCCCGGCCGCTGGATGTGTTCAGCGACGGCAAGGGCGAGGGCGTGGACCCGGTCGAGCTGCGCTATTTAATGATGAGCCAGGATGTGCGCCACATCCGGCGCAACGGCATCTATTTTCTGGGCCGCAACTACTACGACCCGGAGCTGTACGGCCGCACGCACCCTGTCACTATCCGCTATGATCTTCAAGATGATTCTGCGATCTGGGTCTTCGACCGCGACGGCGATTTTCTTTGTGAAGCGAGCCAGGTCGACAAGGTGCACCCGGCCGCCAACATCCTGGGCAACGAGCAGGACCGCGAAAAGCTCACCCGCCACATCGCCCACAAAAAATCCCAGGAAAAAGCCGCCAGCGTATCGGCGCGGGATTTTTTGGAGCGCGAGGTCCTGCCCGAGCATCGACGGCAGCTGGCGGCCATCGGCCTAGATGCCCAAGAGGCCCGACCCACGGCCGAGGTCATCCGGCTGCCGGCCAGCTCCAAACAGGTGGAGAGCGAGCTGGCCGAGCTGGCCCGGCTGCACGCCGATGAGCCGACCAGCGAGCCGGCCGAAGAGTACGTGCCCGAGGTGGCCGACGAAACCACGGCCGTGTGGCAGCGCCTGCCGCAGATGGTGGAAATGGACCGTTACGAAAAGCTTTTAGAGCTGGACATACGCGGTGTCCTGATCCCCAGGCAATACCGCGCCTTTATGAACTACTACGAACAGACGCCAGAGTATGCGCGCTACGCCGATCGCTTCGAGGATCACCGGGTGCGCATGGTGATGATGTACCAGCTGGATGATTACAGGACCGGCTGAAACGAAAGGAGAAGCCTATGACACACCTACAGGTAAAACCGGTATTTGTTAAAACCAAGAATGTCCGCAACTTCGAGGTTATGATGGACGGCCTGGAGTTGGGCGCCGGCGAGGGGCGCCTGGGGCTGGTGTACGGCCGGGCGGGCAGGGGCAAAACGCGCACGGCGATCTGGTACAACGCAAACCATGGCTGTATCTACCTGCGCGTGGCCACCATCTGGCGCACCAGCGAGCTGTCCTTTTTGCGGGCGCTGTGCCGCGAGCTGCATATCAACCCGCCGCCGCACCGCAAAGGGACTTGCTACCGCGAGATCATCGACCGGCTGGTCAACGATCCGCGCCCGGTGTTTATCGACGAGATCGAGAAGCTGCCGCGCTCGTTTCTGGACGTGGTGCGCGATCTGACCGATATGACCACCGCCCCGTTTATTTTAATCGGCGAGGAGGAGCTGGTGCCGTACATGCGCCGCAACCGGCGCGTGTGGTCACGCACCTACCGCCAGGTGGAGTACGGACCGATCGGCCTGCCCGAGATTATCTTTTTTGCCAAGGAGACCGCCGGGCTGCAGATGACCCAGGCGGTGGGCCAGATCCTGGAGCAGAGCAGCGGCGGCGATTTTCGGATCATCAAGCGCGACCTGCTGGCCCTGGTTCAGTACGCCGACGCCAACCAGACCAGCGAGGTCACGGTCGAGATGGCGCGCATCGCCGTCAAGGCCGGCCTGACAGGAAAGTAAAATGAAAGAGACCTTTGCAGGCAAAGTGCGGGCCGCCATGCAGGCGCGGCAGAAGGTGGCGGGCGAGTTTACGTTCAAGCAGATCGCCGAGGATCTGGACCTGGTCGTCGGCACAGCCGCCACCGAGCCGCTGAGTAAGACCCTGCGCGATTTTCGCCGCAGGGGCGAGATCGAGCAGATCGGCAAGCGGCGCTATGTCTACCGGGGCCGGGTCCGCAAGCCCGAGATCCAGCGCGTGATGTGGGATGTGCTGCGAGCACAGCGCAAAGCGACCATCGAGGACCTGATGATGATGGCCAGCGCCAGCCGGGATTATGCCCGCCGGTGGCTGCGGATGCTGGAGAAAAAAGAGATCGTTAGCCAGCGCGGCGACAAGTGGGTATTGATAAGCGATCCGGTCGAGATGCCGCGCGACGAGGAAAAGGCCGCCTACAAGCGGCGGTTGTGGCAAAAGAAAAAAGACGCCCTGGCGGCGCTGGACACGGTCGTGGCGCAAATACTGGCGCTGCGCCTGGCCATCAACGATATCCCGGAGCAGTGAAAACAGGAGAATTTTATGCCCAAAACCATGAGCGGCTATGTCGAGGAGATCTGCAGCCTGGTAGACGAGCTGCAAGATGATCGGCACCAGTTCTTTCATACCCTAAACATGAACCTGGCAAGAGAGATGCAGCTTAAATGCGAAGCGCTCCACCTGCGGCTGCAAGTCTACCTGAAAAAATTCGAGCAGCAGGGCGGACACTGCAAGTACATGCTTCTCAAGCCCGATCAGACCTATAACGGCTGTGAGCTGGGGCGCGTGCCGCCGGCGCTGCGAAACGAGCGCGTGCAGGTAAAAAACGGATGATCAGCAAAAAGCAAATCGCCCTGGTGCACGTGGCCAAGCACAAGCTGGGGCTGAGCGAGACCGAGTACCGCGACGTGCTGGGCGGCGTGGGGGCGGCGTCCTCCACCAAGCTGACCGCGCGCACCTTCGAGCAGGTGATGGATCATTTCCGGCGCCTGGGATTTACGCCCCGCCCCGCCGGGGCATCGTCGGGCAAGCCGCCCAGGGCGTCGGTCAAATACGACTCCAAGGAGAAGCTGCTGGGCAAGACTGCGGCGCTGATCGCCGACCTGGGACTGACCTGGGGCTATGTGGACGCCATCGCGCGGCAGATGTTCGGCATCGACTGTGTCAAGTGGTGCAGCGCCCACCAGCTGCACAAGATCGTGGCGGCGCTGTCCTACAAGCAACGAAAGGACAAGGGCTATGTCTACCGATAGCGACCTTAAGCTGTCGAAGCATTTTTGCAGCAACTGGGAAAAGCGGGTGGGCAAACAACCGACCCAGACCGAGATCCTGGAGTTTATGCGTCACTCGGTCAAGGTGCAGCCCTGCCGGGACTTGCGCGAGCAAAAAGGCGGGCGCTTCCGGATGCTGGCCATCTACTGGCACCCGGATCTGGACCTGGTGATCAAGTTTGACAGCATCAACAACGTGGCGGTCACGGTGCTCTCGCGCGACAACCTGATCGCCAGACAACCCCGGCGCAAACAGGCGACCCGCAGGTGGGCCGGCCCCCGGCGCCGCAGGCTGACCAATGGGAGCTATGTTTCTTTATCTGATTAATTTAGTCAGCGAGCATCGCGCCTGGCTGCTGCCGCTGGTGCTGTTCGTCGTGTACGCCCTGGTGGTCTGGCTGCTGCTGCGGATCTTCGAGCCGGCCCAGAAAGAGATCGATGATCGCTGAGACCGACAAGCTGATCGCGCTCAAAGACGCCTTTCGGTGCCAGATCTACCGCTGCACGATGTCGCTGGAGGCCTGCGCCGCGCGCCAGCGCAACGCGGCCGGCGGCAAGGTCAGCCGCTATAAGCCCGGATCGGCCGATTACAACTGTCGCGACTGCGCCCAGGGGCGCGAAAACATCGCGCGGCTAAAGGAGCAAGCCATGGACAGCGAGCAACAGGCCAAAAACATCATCGCGGCGGTCTGCAAGGAGTACAACATCCGGCCGGCGGATCTTGTGGTCAGCGGCAAGCGGGGCAAATACAGCACCGCCCGCCGCAAGATCGTGTATCGTTTTGAGGACGAGATCGGCACGCTGACCCAGGCCAAGATGGCCGAGCTGCTGGGCGTGAACGAGGCGGCAATCTACCAGATCCTGCGCAAGCGCGACAAGGCCCCGGCGCCGGCCGCGCCGGGCGACCTGACCCTGCGCCTCGACTTTACGGGGCACGTGGAGGTGCTGACGGCTATCCGCAGAATAGCGGACCAGGAAGTGCGCACGCCCGAGGGGCAGGTGATCTACTGGCTGAAAAAACATGTACGCGGCAAGGAGGCGGTGAATGGCATCAAATAAAGATCGGCGGTTTTACATCACGGAGCTGAAAAGCGCCGAGTGCCAGTGCGGCCGGCCCAAAAAACCGCACAAATCGCTGTGCTATGGCTGCTATAAGGCCCTGCCGAAGCAGATGCGACGGGACCTGTGGCAGGGCATCGGCGACGGCTACGAGGCGGCCTACGATGCGGCCGTGGCCTGGCTGGGAGATATTTGAGGAGATAAACGTGAATACGCAGCAACATGCCTGTTTTGAAGCTATTTACAACTTCGTTCACGACGAGAGCCTAAACTGCGCCAATCTTATGGGCTATGTTGATATGAGTTTTCCCGACCCGGAGCAGGGCGCGTTTGCCCAGGCGCTGCATCGGGCGGTCAAGCCCTATCTGCAGGCCCGACTTGATCTGGCCGAAGCCATCATGCTCCTGATCCGTCAATTAAGTGCGGATATAGAAGCCGATAAAGGATGACACATGACTAAACGACTGAGCGAACAGGAAAAAGAAAAGCGCAAATCACAGCTGCTGCTGGTGATGACCCAGTGCGTGGGGCGCAGCAACGCTGTCAGCGAGGCGGCCCTGTACGAGCGGGTATTCGGCGAGCGCTGCCTGGATCACGACGCCGCCCGGCCCCTGCGCGGGCTGATCAACGAGCTGCGGCGCGACGGGGTGGCGATCTGCTCCTCCAGCGCCAGCAACGCCGGCGGCTACTGGCTGGCGTCCGCCGGCAGCGAGCTGGAGAACTACTGCAGGCGCCTGCGGGCGCGGGCGCTCAAGGTCCTGCGCACCGAGGCCAAGATCCGCAAGGTGTCCATGGGCGAGCTGTTCGGGCAGATCCAGCTGGATCTCAAGCAAAGCGCATAGCGCATGGCGCAAAGCGAGGTAATGCATGAAAAAAGTACTTTCGCAAAAAGAAGCATACGAGCGGGCCGAGGGGCTGCTGGTCAATATCGCAGCGCTTAAGACCCACCTGGACACGCTGGAAAAGATCACGGCCGACAAGGTGCGGGCGGCGGCCCGGCCGTATCTGGCCCAGGCCAACTACGCCCGGCAGCAGCTCGGGACGGTCGAGCGGGCGCTGGCCAAGCTTAGCAAGGGTCAGAAGGGCGTGTTTTTCCCGGACGACCACGACCGGGTGGACCTAAAAAACGGCGCCCTGCTGTACAAGGTCTTGCGCCCGGTCAAGCGCGTGCGGGGCCTGCTGGCGAAGCTCCAGGCGCGCGGGCTGAAAGATGCCATTAAGACCACGGAGAAAGTCGACTGGGACGCCCTGGAAAAATGGAGCAAAGAGGACCTGGCCGACATCGGCACCGAGCGCAAGAAGGTGGAGCTATACGAGTACGAGTTGAAACGATGACGAAACTGTTAAACGCAAAAGACGGCGCGGCGATTGCCAGGCTGCTGTGCGTGCCCGAGCTGGCGAGCGGGTTTTTCGTGAACGGCGACGGGGAGATCCACCCGCTGGAGTTAAAAGCCAAGACCCTGCGCGAGGTCGGCCGCGATTTTCCGACCCTGCCCTGGAACGGGCATTATCTGGTGTGCAGCCAGCGGCTATACAGAATATATGAATGACCAAGTTAAAACCACCGATCACCGACCCGCGCGACAAGACCTGCGCGCGGTGTCGCGGCTACACATTCAGGCGCCGCCCGCACGGGTGCTGGGCCTTTTGCAGGACCAAACAAAAGTGGTTTGAATATGATGTCGACTTTAAGAGGCGGAAAACCAGCAAGCTGCCGGGGGCGCGAACCTGTGACGACTGGAAGCAGCAATGACCCTGCACACGCAACCGGCGCTGATCACCTGCCCGGCCTGCAAGGGGGCCAAGCTGGTGGCGCGCCGCCAGCCGGACACGCCGAGCGTTTACACCGAGCGGGCGCACCCGCGCGTGCCCTGCGGGGCCTGCAACGGCACCGGCATAAAATGTGCAAAGGGGGCCGACAATGATGGGGGCGGATGCGGTCAAGCTGGTGATGGAGGAGCTGAAGATCGATGAAAACGATCAGCCCTGGCCGCAGGACCCGGCCCAGGGTATGTGCCGCATCCTGGACAGCGCCCAGGAGGCGCTGGAGACGGCGGTCGGCATCGATCTGGGCGAGCAGCAGACGGCGGCCATCAGGCAGCCGGCGGCGCGCATCGGCGCGCGGGTGCTGCGGCTGCTGATGGCGCTGCCGGATTGACCGCGCATGGCGCCCGGCGCTTAGCGCATTACCGAATAATGCCGAGGGGCATGGGAGGCCCCACTTACACGGCAAGGGGGCGGGCAGCGCCCGCCCCCTATGATCAGGGGCAAGGCAGAGACGCCCACTTTTCCGTATATCAACACTGTTAGCCATAGGGGTAGAAATGGATGATGTAATGGATATATGCGAATGCTGTCATAAAGAATTTGGGTTTTCCGGAGAAGACGAAAATGGATTTAACTGTACCTGCGTCCACTGCGGAAACAATACCTATTATCAGAAAACGGCTATCCAGCCGCTTGACTTGGCGGCTGATTTTGCGGCGTCACCAGAGAGAGAGTTTATGTGATGTGGGCGGGGGTGTTTAGGTCCGGAGTCGGGTGCAGCCGGACCCGCCGCAAGTCAGCTAATCGTTAACAAGCTCGAAGAGAAAAGGAGGGACACATGCACAAATACTTTATCACGGCAGCGCTGCTGCTGGTTTTCGGTACATCGGCCTATATGTCGATCAGTGGCCTGGCGGCTGTTTTTGCGGGCGGCGGGCTGGTGGTTATCTGTATGGGGGCCGGCATGGAGCTGGGCAAGCTTTTATCGGTGGTGCACCTGCACCGCAGCTGGCGGCGCCTGGAGCTGGGACCGCGCCTGTTTTTCACGGCCGTGATCGCGGCCCTGACGCTCATTACCACGGCCGAGATCCTGGGCTACCTGACCCAGCGTCACAGCGTGGCCATGCGCGACCTGGCGGCGGTGGAGACGTCCCTGGCCGCGCTGGCCGACGAGGAGCAGGTCTTAAAGGCCGAGATGCGGGTACTGGACGAGACCCTGGCCGGGCTGCCGGCGGGCTACGTGACCCGGCGGCTGAAAGAGCGGCAAAAGGCCGGCTACGGCAAGATGCAGGCCCGGCTGCGGCAGATCGCGGCCGAGCGGGCGGATCTGGCCGCGCGGCAGGTGGCCGAGCAGCGGGCGGCCGGGCCGGTGATCGCCACGGCGCGCATCATGGGCCTGGACGAGGCCCGCGCGATTACGGTTTTCATTATTTTTCTGGTATGCGTGCTGGAGCCGCTGGCTATCGGCCTAGCCGTGGCCGCCTCTGCCGCCTGGACTGCACCCGGAAAGCCGCAGCGGTCCGGCATGAAGAGAATGCGCACCGCCGGCGAAACGGCCAAAGCGGCCGATGCGCCGGCCGACCCGGCCACCGGCGAGCTGGCCGAGATCTGCGACCAGCATGGCCTGACGATAGAGGACCTGGCGAGGATCACCGGGCGCAAGCAGCCGCAGACCGTGGCCGGCTGGTGGCGGCCGGCCCGACCGAGTAACAGGGGAGATGCTGGATTATCTCACAGGGGAGGTGCTGGATTATCTTATCATCGTGCCGCTGGTCATCGCGATGATCGGTGCCCTGTGCGTGTTAATCACCGGCATTATGGCCGCCAGGAAGATGGAGGAAGAAAACAATGGTACTGCCCGAACGCGAAAAAGTGGCCGCGCGGGTGCACGCGGCCTGGGTGGAGATTAAGAAAAAGCGAGGGATCGCCTCGCTGCCGTCAGAGTGGGGCGAGGAGCTGATGGTGGATTACGGGCAGCTGTCGGAGCGCGCCAAGGATCTGTATCGGGCCATGGTGCAGACCGTCTATGACGCGATCATCGAACTGGAGGCCGGCGGTGATGGCGCGTAGCGCAGAGCGCACGGCGCTTTGCGCCCTGCGCCGCAAGCGAGGGGCGGGGATGACCGACACCGTTTAAAAGGAGTGCTATGACAGAAAAGAAAAAAAAATTAGCCATCAACGAGAAGTTATATGGTGAGTTGCGCAAGCATTGTGAAAAACTGAATGTGCCGTTGATTGAATATGTTGAGGGGAATTTAGAAACATCAATATATTTTCCTGATGGAATAGAACTTCCGGCATCATATTCACCAAAAGCATTACGTGAAAAAGCGAAAAAAGAGGGCAGCAATGAGGTCTGGGAGACAATTGAACACTTATTTCAAATTGTTGATTGTCAAGGATGTACAGCAGCAATTTGCGCAGTATATCCCATGAGACCAGTAGATTTTAATATGTCTTTTACCTGTCATAAATGTGATAGAGCCTGGGCTGTGGGTTTCAGAAAATTTAAAAATGGATTTTTTGTTGGCTATAAGCGAATTACCAAAGAAGAAGATTTTTATGTGATGCGTATTTTGGGAAATATCAACCGTGATACTGTATAAGCTGACACTGAAAAAGGGCATCAAGCGCTGCGACTGCCTGATGCGCCCCAGGCTGCAGCCATCCGGCTGGCACTGGCCGCACGCTAACTGGATCTGTCCGGTGTGCAAAAAGAGGTACTGGCAGAAAGCGGGCGAGGAGATCACCGCCGAGCGCCCGGCGGTCTGGCCGGGGACAACGGGCGCGGCCAGGTGGCCGTGTGATTTTGCACCGCCCGCCCTGAAAAAAGTGGATACCGCCAGATGAGCAGGGCGCCAAGCGCAAAGCGCCCTGCGCCATGTGACAGGCGCCGGCGGAAGCTGGAGAAGCTGGTCGAATTCCTGGCGGGTTTGACAAAAAAACGCTTTTTCGGTAGGATCGAGATCACCATGCGCGACGGGCATATCGAATGCATCGAGAAGCACGAATGCCTCAAGCCTGACAATTTATAGCCCTGGGGCAGGACGCCCAGGGAACGGCTGAAACCAGGCCGCGATCGGTATCGGAATCACCGGGCCGATCCACTCCGCACGAGGAGATGCGGAGGGGATCGGCCTTTTTTATTTCGGGCGGCAGCCCTAATCGCCGCACCCTGTGCGGCGATTGTGCGGATAAACACAAACAGGGGGGCAAATCAATGAAACCAGGCATCAAATCGACCGAGTTTTACATAACTATCGGGGTTCAGCTGGTTGGAGTCTTAGCGACGCTAGGCGTTTTTACGCCGGATCAGGCCGGCGCGGCTACAAGGGCAGTTGAGCAGATCGCCGGGATCGTGGCCATGCTCGGTGCGGCGTTCGGGTATTCGATCAGCCGAGGGATGGCAAAAAAAGGCCCGGACAACAGCGCCGGTTATTCGACCCTATCAGCGCTAGTTGCAATATTCGCTGCCACGGCTCTAATCCTGGCGCTGAGCGGGTGTTCTTATTTCGATAGGATTTACACCCCGGCACCAGCGGGAAAAGGCGTATGCGATCGGCCTGGCGCCGAGTCATCTATAATTTGTCGAGTCTGCCATGATATGGGGATCGAGCCGGAACAGCTCGACGGCCTGTTATTGGATGCGAGTATGGTGGCCATCATCGCCGACAAAGACATCGACAGGGAAAAAGTCTTGGGATTTATCGATCGGATCGAGTTGTATTTGGAGATATCGGATCTGACGCATCGGATGCTGATCAGGTTTATCGAGGATGAGGCCCAAGCCGAAGCATTATCGATCCTGTTAAGCCGCAAGCTTAAGAATTTCGACATACCGGATGTGATCGGATCTTTTGATAGAAAATTAATCAGGCTGCATCTGTCTAATCAACGGGACCGACTCGGCGGGAAAGAGAGACCCTAAATGGACTCAATGATCAGCTTCGGCCACCTGGCCATGATTCTGAAGACTTACGGCCCCTTCGGGCTGCTGGTGGTGATCTGGTATTTCGACATCCGCCAGATGCGCCAGCTAAACATGAAGTACCGCGACGATATGCAGCGCGTGCTGGCAAAGCACAAGGAGTTCATGCGCGAGATGCGCAGCATGTACGACTCCAACGTGCGGCTGGTGGAGAGCTACGAGGACGTGGCCACCGACCTGAAGGACGTGGTCGTGCTCAACACCCAGGCCATGACCAGCATCGCCAACAAGATCGACCAGAACCAGTTCTGCCCCGCCCAGCGGGTGGATAAAAAGCAAATCGAGGTGGGATAATGAGCGAGCGCCTGAAATTCAAAGGACGGCTGCAGGAGAAAAAGCAGGAAGCGGCCAGGCTCAAGCTGCTGCTGGACGGCGAGCGCGAGGGCCTGCGCGACCTGATCGACCCCATCGAGCCGCTGGAAAACCTGAAAGCCGATGCGATCGCGGCCCAGAGCCTGGAGTTTTCGACCCGGATCATCCGCTACCGCGAGGTACTGAGCGAGATCAAGCTGATCGAGAAAACGCTAAGCGCATAGCGCAGAGCGCCATGCGCCATGCACTGCGCGCCATGCGGCGAACGGAGAGAGCAATATGGGCAAGGAGATACCCTGGGAGACGCGGGTGGCGGCCGAAGAACTTTACATTACCGCCGGGCGCACTTTCGAGCAGACGGCCGAGGCCACCGGGGTGTCGCTGACCCAGCTCAAGCGCTGGGCGGCGGCCGGCGACTGGCGCGAAAAGCGCCGGGAGCACCGCGCGGCGCTGATCGCCATCCGGCGCGACTCGGTGACGCTGAGAAAGCGGCTGATCAAGGCCGCCCTGAACAGCCTGGACCCGCAGCAGGTGTACGCGGCGGCGCGCTTCGAGCAGGTGGCGGCGGCAGCGGCGGCGCGCTACGACGGCACGGCCGAGGTGCCGATGCCGCCGGCGGATATGCAGGCCATCAACACGCCGGCCGATGCGGTCGCGGCCCTGCAGAGCGTGGTCGAGAAAAAAATCAACCTGATGCTGGTCAAGCCCGACGAGGTCAAGCTGACGGCGATCAAAGAGGTCAAGCAATCCCTGGAGCTGATCGACAAGATGCGCGCCAGGTACAAGCTGGAAGACGACGCGCAGGCCCGGCCCGAGGGCCTGAGCGACGCGGCGGCCGAGGAGATCCGGCGCCGCATCCTGGGCATCACCGAAAGCGCATAGCGCCTGGCGCATAGCGCATAGGGAGGGGCAACCCATGAGGCCGACGGCCGGGGAAGAAAAGAGCGGCGAAAAGCCAGCCGGGCAGGAAGTCGACGAGGCCGAATTTTAAAGAATTTAACCACAAAGACACTAAGTAAAAAAAGTACTTCTTTGTGGCTGAAACGTTAACGCTAAGCGCCATGCGCCATGCGCACAGCGCCCTGGAGGGCCGATGGCCTGGACCAAGGAAAACCGCGAGCAACGCACGCCAATGGCGTTTTTGGGCTACCAGTCCAGCTGGGCGGCGGACGAGTCGGAGGTCAAGGTTTGGGAGAAAAGCCGGCGCATCGGCGCATCGTGGTGCGAGGCCGGCGAGGACGCGCTGCTGGCCAGCCGCAAAAACGGCATGGACGTCTGGTACATCGGCTACAACCGCGAGATGGCCCAGGAATTCATCGAGGACGCCGGCGACTGGGCGCGGCACTACCACAAGGCCGCCTCGGCGATCGAGGAGTTCGTGTTCGTCGAGGAGGACCGCGACATTCAGGCCTTTCGCATCCGCTTCGCCAGCGGGTGGAAAATCGTGGCCCTGTCCTCGCGGCCGGCCAACCTGCGCGGCAAGCAGGGCAAGGTGGTCATCGACGAGGCCGCCTTTCACGACGACCTGGCCGGGCTGTTAAAGGCCGGCCTGGCCCTTTTGATGTGGGGCGGGCGCCTGGTGATTTTATCGACCCACAACGGCGACGAGCACCCGTACAACGAGCTGGTGACCGACATCCGGGCCGGCAAGAAAAGCTTTGCCCTGCACCGCACGACCCTGGACGACGCCCTGGACCAGGGCCTGTACCAGCGCATCTGCCTGCGCCTGGGCCGCACCTGGTCCGCCGCCGGCCAGAGGGCCTGGCGCCGGGCGCTGATCGAAAACTACGGCGAGGACGCAAACGAGGAGCTGTTCTGCGTGCCGGCGCGCGGCTCGGGCGTCTACCTGCCGGGGGTGCTGGTGACCGCCTGCATGGCGGCCGACATCCCGGTGCTGCGCTGGGCGCAGAAGAACGAGTTTGCCGAGTGGCCCAAGAAGCACCGCGAGGCCGAGACCGACTACTGGCTCAAGGACCACCTGCGGCCGCTGCTGCAGGCCCTGCCCCTGGAGCAGCCGTGCTACTTCGGCGAGGACTTCGGCCGCAGCGGGGACCTGACGGTGATCCTACCCCTGCAGGAGCAGCCGGGGATCATGTACCGGGCGCCGTTTTGCGTGGAGCTGAGAAACATACCCTTTGAGCAGCAGCGCCAGGTGCTGTTTTACATCGTCAAAAACCTGCCGCGCTTTCGCGGCGGCGCCCTGGACGCGCGCGGCAACGGCGAATACCTGGCCGAGGTGGCCATGCAGGCCTTCGGCAGCCACCGCATCCACCAGGTCAAGCTGACCCAGCCCTGGTACTTGGAGAACATGCCGCCCTATAAAAGCGCTTTCGAGGAGCGCACCATCGTGCTGCCGCGCGATGCCGACATCCTGGACGATCACCGCGCCCTGCGCATGGAGCGGGGCATCGCCAAGGTGCCCGAGACCCACAAGGGCAAAGGCCGCGACGGCGGCCAGCGCCACGGCGATGCGGCCATCGCCGGCTGCCTGGCCTGGTACGCGGCCACCAAGATCGAGGGCATCCCGGCCGCTGCCGGCGGCGTCGATCCGGAGCCGGCCCGGCGCACGGCCGGGGAGCTGGCGGCGCCGGTGGTGCGGGGAGACCGGCAGGGTGAGACGGCGATCGGACGGATTAGAAATTTCGGGATGCGCAAGATCGTGCGGCGGCTGCGGGCGCGTGGCGCATAGCGCAAAGCGCCATGCACTAGGCGCTCTGCGGACAACGGAGGCGAGAATGACTATACGCGAAAAAATTGCGCGCTTTCTGGCGCCGGAGCTGATGGACAGCGGCCAGGTCAAGGACCTGGTCAAGGACGAAGTGCGGGCCGCGCGGGCGGCGCTTCCCATCAATATCGACTACGACCCCAAAAACGAGGGCTACCGGCGCCTGACCAGCGAGGCCGAAGCGGAGTTTAGGCGCGACCTGACGCCCGTCAGCCAGGATCTGATGATCGAGCTGGCGTACTTCCTGTACGACACCAGCGGGCTGGTCAAGCGCTTTGTGCGCGATACCAAAAACTTCGTGCTGGGCGCGGGCGTGAGCTTCGAGGTCGAAAACGATGACGACAGCGCCTGCAAGGATCTGCTGCAGGCGTTCTGGAACGATCCGATCAACAACCTGGACCTGCGCCTGGAAAAGCGGGTGGAGTTTTTGTGTCTGCTGGGCGAGCAGTGCTGGCCGGCGGCGGTCAACCCGCACAACGGCCGGGTGTACCTGAGCTACGTGGATCCGGCCAACATCGATACGGTTTACAAGGCCGCCAGTTTTCCGGAGATCACCGCCGCCGTCAAGCTCAAGGGCAGCGGCGGGCGGCCGGGCCGGATGCTGCCCGCCATCCGGCCCGAGACCGACATCCGCCGCAAAGAATACGGGCGCCTGGTGGGCGAGTGCTTTTTCTTCGATGTCAACAACCCGCCCAACGCCACGCGCGGGCGCAGCGACCTGATCCACCTGTTTGACTTTATCAACGCCTTTGAAGAGGGCCTGTTCGACGAGCTGGACCGGCTCAAGGGCATCCTGTCCTATATCTGGGATGTGACCCTGGAGGGCGCCGACGAAAACCAGATCAAGGCGTTTTTGCAGGACAACCCGCCGCCCAAGGCCAACTCCGTGCGCGCCCACAACGAGCGCGTCAAGTGGGAGGCGGTCTCACCCAACCTGCGTCACAGCGACAGCAAGGCCTTTTTCGATCTGATGAAAACCTACCTGGCGGCCTGCGCCTGCCGGCCCGACTCGTGGCTGGGCGCGGGCGGCAAGGCCTATCAGACCGAGGCCGACCTGATGGGCGAGCCGACCTTCAAGGAGCTGGGCAGCCGCCAGCGCTATGTCAAGTACATCATCGAGAACGTGCTCAAGTTCCAGATCGACCAGGCCGTGATCCACGGCGCCCTGCGCGAAAACGACCAGGCGCCTTTCAAGCCGGTGGTCTCCATGCCCGAGATGCACACCCGCGATCTGAAAAAGATCGTCGACGGGCTGTTCACCCTGGCCCAGGCCCTGATGATCGCCGAAAGCCAGGGCTGGGTCACGGCCGAGAGCGCGGCCGGCCTGTTTGCCGGCGTGGCGGGCCAGACCGGCATCGAGATCGCGGCGGCCGAGCAGATCCGCAAGAGCGCCGGCGAGGCGCAGGTGACAGAGGATTATGCCGCCAGGGAGGCGCTGGTGGCGGAGATCGTGGAAAGGATCGAAGCGGCGCAGCGGGGACGCGGCGAGGCGGAGATCCGGCTGGTGAGCGCATAGCGCATGGCGCAGAGAGGGGAGCGTAAGATGGCTGAGGGCAAAAAGGGCGAGAGCCTGGTGGCCTTTGAGAGCGGGCACTACAAGACCATACGCGGCCAGTGGCGCGGCGACAGCGTGTGGTGCCACTTCAAAAAGGCCGACGGCGGCATGGTGCACCTGAACAAGGACAAGGTCGAGTACATCGAAACCTTTGGCGACACTAAAAAGAAGTGACCACCAAACGCGAGCAGGCATACAACGACATGGTGCGCGGGCTGATCGCGTCGGTCGGCCAACTGCAGGATGCTGAAGTGGCGCGGGCGCGGGGCATCCTGGAGCATATGCGCAGCGAGATCGCCGCCAGGACGGCCGAGACCGACTGGCAGGCGCACGCCATCCCGCAGCTAAAGGCGGCCGTGACGCGGGCGATCGAGACCTTCGAGCGCCAGTACCGCGCCGGGCACGATCCGGCCCTGGCCAATATGTTCGAGGCCGGCATCGACATGGTCGATGCGCCCCTGGCGGCGGCCGGCATCCGGGTGGCGGCGCCCGAGATCTCGCGCACGGCCCTAGAGATCGCCCAGGGCTACAGCGCGGATCTGATCGGCGGGCTTTCAGCCGATGCGATTAAGCAGATCAACGGCGAGATCACCCTGGGGATCATGGGCGGCAAGTCCGTGGGCGACGTGATGCAGGCCATCGGGCGCTCGCTGGATGCGGAGAAAACGCGCATGTACAACATCGCCGCCAGAGCCGAGGCCATCACGCGCACCGAGACCGCCAGGGTGCACTCGGCCGCGCGCCAGGCACGGATCGCGGCCGTGGCCGGCGGGGTGACCGATCCGGCCATCCTGGTGACCAAAAAGTGGATCGCCTCGGGCAAGTTCTACCCGAGGGAAAACCACGCGGCCCTAAACGATGTGCGCGTGCCGCTGGACCAGGATTTTCCGGGCGGGCTGCCCCATCCGCACGCGCCGGGCCTGCCGGCCAAAGAGGTGGTCAACTGCGGCTGCACCCACGTGCTGGATACGCCCGACTGGGACAAGCTGGCCGAAGACTTCGAGCCGGCGCCCATCAGCCTGCGGGCCGCGTACATTGCGCCGCCCAAGCCCAAAAAACAGCGGCGGCGGCCCCGCAAATATCAGCCGGCCAAAAAGCTGGAGCAGGCCCTGGGCTGGATCGAGAAAAATGATCTGGCCGAAAACATCGAGCTGGCCGGCGGGCGCACCTGGGGCGGCAGGCTGGCCAAGTACAAGGCCCTGGCAAAGGCCAACCTGATCCTGGCCGAGGTCGACCGTATGCAGCGCGATTTGAAAATCAAGCTGCCCAAGGTTAAACGGTTTTACATTACCAATTCCCGGCGCGGCGCGGCGCACAGTGTCCTGCCGGCGGACAAGGCCGGCATCACTTTTGCCAATGACTGGGATAGCCGGACCTGGGAAAACATCAGGGCCTGGGAGCAGAAGAGGGGGCGCCCCTGGGACTGGATCGACAAGGAAAGCCACACGGCCAAAAACGTGCGCCACGAGTATGCGCATATCATCGACGGCGACGTGATGCGCAGAAGGGGCCTTAAAGCCGCAAGCCTTACGCGGACCGACGAATGGCACGACCTGCGGAGGGATCTGGCCCGCAAGCATAAGTTCACGGCGCTCACTATCAGCGATTACGCGAAAACGACCGGCCAGGAGTACTTCGCCGAAGCACTGGCGCAATACACCTCGCCGCTTTACGGCAAGGAGCGGGAGCGTTTCCCGAAACCCCTGGAGGACTTTCTCGAAGGGGTGCTCAACGAATACAGGAGTAAATGATGGGCCAGACATTTCCGCCGCATCCGGAGATCTGCATGGTCTGCCGGCATTATGAGGGCGTAGAGTATATCGAGACCGAGCCGGATCTCGAAGGGGACCATATCAACGTGTGCAAAGCGTTTCCGGAGGGCATCCCTGAAGAGATCCTGCTGGGGGAGCACAAGCACCGGCGCCCGTTTAAAGGCGACAACGGCATCCGCTTTGCACCCAAAAGGAAGTAAACCTCAACCATCAGGCAAAGGAGAAGCAATATGGACGAAAAAGAACTCAAGGAACTGGAGAAAAAGCTCGCGGCCCTGCAGGCCACCCTCGACAAGGAAAAGAAAAGCCTGTCCGCCCAGAAAGCGGCCCTGACCCGGCGCGAAAACGAGATCGCCGCGCGCGAGGAGGCCCTGGCCGAGGCGGACGACGCCCCGCAAGCAGAAGCAAAAGAGTTTACTGCGGCCGAGAAAAAGCTGATCGAAGCGGCCGCCAAGGCCTACGGCATCGCCCCCGAGCATGTGGCCGGGTGCAACATCCGCGACGGCAAGGCCGTTATCTGCACCGCCGGCGGCGCCAAGGTGACCTATGCCAAGGGCGACAAGGTCGAGGAGCTGACCGCGATTCAAATTACCGGCGTCAACCCGAGGCCCAAGAAACGTAAACCGCTAACCGGCTAACAGCGCATAGCGCAGAGCGCCATGCGCCATGCGCTCTGCGCCAAGCGACGACTGAAAGGAGTAATGATGCCCTACACCATGGAAAACCCGCCCGACTGGCTCAAGCGCCTGCCCAGGGGCGCGGTGCGCATCGGCATCGATGTCTACAACCGCGTGCTGGACGACAGCGGCGACAAAGAGCGCGCGCGCAAGGCGGCCTGGGCCGCCATCAAGGCCAAGTACAAAAAGGACGACGACAAGTGGCGCGCCAAGCAGACGGCGGCCGGACGCGAGCGCCCCGGCATTATCCACTTTCAGGCCGCGCGCCAGGCCGACGACACCGGGCTGGTTTGGGAGGTGGTGCTGATCGCGCCGGGCCTTTCAGCCAGCTGGCCGCGCTTTTACTGGTCCGAAGAGGTGCTGGCGGCGGCGGTCGGCGTGTTTGCCGGCGTGGACATCAACGCCTACGAGCTGACGGCCGACTTTTTCACGCATCTGCCCATCCCGGATATCAACCAGCTGGAGAACGTCAAACGATTTTTAGCGGCCAAGAAAGTCGGCTGGGTCGAGAAGACCTGGTACGAGCCGGGGGTGGGCATCAAGGCCGAGATCCGCTTTGCCAAGTCCCAGGCTTGGCTGCCGGAGATGCTGGCCGACGGCATCGCGGCCGGCAAGGACGACATCCTGGGGCTGTCCATCGACTCGCGCATCAAGGGCGTGGATATTCTGGTGGACGATATGACCGTGGTCTGGGTGACCGAGATCGTCTCCTGCTCGTCCGTGGACGTGGTGACCCATCCGGCGGCCGGCGGCCGCTTTCTGAGGGCCGTCGCGGCCCTGTCCGACAATATCAACCAAGGAGGAAAACCCATGAACTGGAAAGACAGATTAATCGCACTGATCGCGCAGGCCCGAGCGGACCTGCTGGACGGCAAGGACCGGGCCGCGCTCACCGACGAGGAGGTCGTGGCGCTGGCCCAGATGGCTATGGAAGAGCCGCAGAGCGCAAAGCGCAAAGAGCCGGGCAAAAAAGATCCGGCTGATCCGAAGCACGCCGCCCAGGGCCTGAGCCTGGAGCAGGTGCAGGAGAAGATCGCCGAGGCGCTGGCCGGCTACAGGGCCGAGAGCGAGGCCCGCGCGGCCTGCGCCCGGACCCTGGGGACCACCCTGGCGGCCAGCGGGCTGCCCGAGATGGCCGCCGCGCGGGTGCGCAGCCAATTCGACGGCAAGCTCTTCGAGCCGGCCGAGCTGGATGCGGCCGTCAAGGCCGAAAAAGACTACCTGGCCCAGCTGGCCCAGCCTAAGCTGGACCTGCCGGACCAGACCCGCGCTGTGGTGGGCATCGGCACCATCGAGCGCGCACGCATGGCGGTCGACCGCATGTTCGGGCTGACCGAGGCCGACATGAAAACGCTGGCGGCGGCCACGCGCCTGGATAACAAGCCGCTGTTCGAGGACCTGCGCGCCGCGCAGGCCATCGAGGGCTACAGCGACGTGCCCGCTTTTTCCGGCCTGCGTGAAATGTATGAATTTTTCACCGGCGATCCGGAAGTGACCGGGGTTTTCAACCGCGCCGGCCTGCCGGCCGAGCTGCGCGCATCCCAGGACATCAACAGCGGCACGTTCACCTACGTGCTGGGCAACACCCTGGCCCGGCGCTTCGTGCGCGACTACCGCGAGGTCAACTACCTGGAGGACCTGCTGATCAGCGTGCGCAAGCCGGTGCGCGATTTCCGCCAGCAGGAAGCGGTCATGGTGGGCTATTTTCCGGACCTGGCCACGGTCGACCCGGAGACCGGGGACTACCAGGAGATCTCCAGCGTCACCGACGAGGAGAGCACCTATAGCCTGGCCCAGAAGGGTAACCTGCTCACGTTCAGCAGAAAGACCATCATCAACGATGACGTGACCCTGATCCTGCGCTTGGTGGGACGCCTGGGGCGCTCCGCGCGGCGCACCCACGGCAAGTACGTCTGGAACTTTTTCAGTTCCAACGCCACCTGCTCCGACACCACGGCCTGGTTTACGTCCGGGCACGGCAACTACACCACCAGCGCCCTGGCCTGGGCCACGGCCATCGCGGCCTACAAGGCCCTGGCCAAGATGACCGAAAAAGACAGCGGCGAGCGCATCGGGCTGCTGGACGATCCCAGCATCAAGCCGGTGCTGGTGGGGCCGATCGACCTAATGGAGACCGTCCAACAGATCGCCGAGGACGATCACTACTACGCCACCAACGATCTGACCGACAAGACCCGCAACCCGCTGTACGGCAAGATCAAGGGTCAGACCGTGACCCTGCTGACCGACACCAACAACTGGGGCCTGCTCATGCCGCCGGACGTGGTGGACATGGTCGAGATGGGCTATCTTAACGGCCACCAGGACCCGGAGATGTTCGTGGCCGACAGCCCCCAGGCCGAGCAGGTCTTCGTGGCCGACAAGGTGCGCTACAAGATCCGCCACGAGTACGCCGGCGCCCTGGTCGATTTCGCAAGCGGCTACGGCGGCGTGGTGGCCTAAGAGCGCATAGCGCATAGAGCATAGCGCACGGCGGGCGGGCTGCACCTGCCCGCCCCGCGCGCCAATTCAACCAATCATACCAAAAACCTGGAGGATACCATGAAACGCGACCGATCCAGAATTAAGCTGCTGGCCGTGCTGGCCGTAGCACTCACCATGATATTTCTTTCCATCACCGACGCCTCGGCGGTCGAGTCCTGGCGCCAGAAATGGGTGCGCTTTGCGGCCACGGCCGGCGAGACCCTGGCCATCGGCGATGTGGTCTGCATCAAAAACAGCGACGGCAAGGCCTACAAGGCCGATGCCGACGACAGCGACAAGCGCCCGGCCGTGGGCGTGATCGGCAAGGGCGGGGCCGCAAACGCCTCGGTGGAGATTATCACCGTCGGAATTCTGGCCGGCCAGTCGGCCCTTTCGACCGGCTTTCGGCTGTTTTTGTCCACCGGGGCCGGGGCCTATACGGTCAGCGCACCGACCAACGCCCAGATCGTGGGCTGGGTCATGCCCACCGCCGGCTCGACGACCACCTCGACCACGTATTTTATCAACGTGATGCCCCCGACGTCGACCGGGGCCGCTTACTGACGCGGTGCAGATCTGGCGCGTCATACTGCCGGCGGCCACCGCCGCCCTGATGCTGGCCATCATCCCGGCCGAGCAGGTTTACCTGCGCTTTTCCTGGCAGCTGGCCAGCCTGTGGCTGGCGGCGCTCGTGTTCTGCGCCTGGCTGACCAACGGCTGGCGGCGGCTGTTTTTCCTGCTGGCCCTGCTCGCGGTCGTGCGCCACGGGCCGGTGCTGACGGCCTACATCCAGCTGCTGATGATCGCGGTCTTTCTGGCGGCGGCCGAGGGCTTCAAGCGGATGCCGCCGGCGCACATCTTCAACGCCCTGGCGGCCGGCGCCGGGCTGCTGTGCGCCTGGATCTTCGCCCAGCGCCTGGGCTGGGTGTCGACCTTTGACCTGGGTCGCGCCGGGGCCGGGCCGTTTAACATCAACGCGGCGGCCGTGTACCTGGCGCTGTGCCTGCCGGCGCTTTTCAGGAATCGCTGGTGGCGGTTTTCGGTTTTCCAGATCAATGCCCGCTGGCTGCTGCCGGTGGTGATTGCAGGTCTGGTGCTGTGCCGGTCGACCACCGGTTTCTGTGCGGCGCTGGCGTCGGCCGGCGTTTATGCGATCACAGGTAGCATCGATAGGCGGCTGATCCCGGCAGCGGCCGGCGCCGCCGCCCTGGTGGTGGTGTTTTTCATCTGGTTCGATCCGATCGCGGCCGTGTTTACGGACGTGCGCTGGCAGGCCTGGGCGCTGATCGCGCGCACCAGCTGGCAGGTGCCCTGGGGCCAGGGCCTGGGCAGCTTTTACGACATCTTCGGGCGGATCGCGGCCGACCCGGACCTGGGCGGCGTCTGGCGCCAGGCCCACAACGAATATCTGCAGGCGGCCTGGGAGATGGGCCTGGCCGCCGGGGCGCTGCTGGCGGTCTACCCGCTGCGGGTGCTTATCGCCGCCTGGCGCCGGCGAAAAAGCATCACCGCGACCCAGCGCCTGGCAGCGGCCGGGATCGCGGCGGTGGCCGTGTCCTGCCTTGGGTGGCACACGATGCACATCGCGCCCCTGGCCCTGGCGGCCATGGCCTGGATCGGTCTGGCCGAAAACTGCGACCTGGCCGATTTGTGGCTCACAAGGGGCCTGAGATGCCGAATTTGGGGCGCAATCAATGCGGCGCGACCCGGATGCTGACCGAAAACTAGCCGAGATGGACGGAGCGGAACGTGGAGAATATACGGCACGCAATACTGTACTGCAATAGCAAGGCGCCGCCGGCCGGCCGGCACTGGAAAGGCGAGCTACCGGCCCTGGCCACATCGGAAGTTATCCGCGACTTTGCGCTCATCGCCCGGCAGGGCGCAAAGCGGGTGTTTCACTGCCTGGTGGAAAAAAACAAGCAGCTGCCGCGCATCACCGTCTGGATCGATAATTTTAATGCCGGCAAGGCCGATGCCGCCAAAATCTGGTACTGGTCCGGGCGGACCGCCGGTGCGGCCTATACGGCCCTGTGGCGGGATAAAAGCAGCTTCGCCCATGCCGTGGCCGAGCGGGTGCTGCGCTACCCGGTGCGGGTGGGCGGCGCGCTGCGGATCGTGACGGTCCACGAGGCCATCAACACGCACAGCGCCGCGATCGTGCCGGCGGTCTTAAAACAGTACGGCACGCCCCGTATATTTTTTGGTGTGGACTAATGACACGACTAGCAAAACTCAAGCTCACCAGCGATTTGACCGACCAGATGAGCGGCCTGTCCGGCGGGGCCGTGTCCCGAGTGTCGGCCGCCACGTATGTCGATGCCAACGGCGTGCTGCGCACTGCCTGGGGCAACCGGGCGCAGCTGATAGACACCGGTGCGCAGAATGATTTGACCACCGGCTGGTGGACCCTGACACGGGCGCCGAATTCGGTGGCCGGCGGGATCGTGGCCGACACCAACAATGACACCCATGCTATAAGCCGGATAAGTTTGTTGTCGGCGAATACGACATACTCTCTTTCATTTAAGGCCAAGGCCGGCGCCGTCGCTTGGGCCGCAACCTATATTCGGGATGATGACGGATCGCCCTGGACCTATTTTGATTTGAGCAACGGCATTATCGGAAGCGACAGCAATGCATATTCGGGAATAAGCGGGCCGGATGCAGACGGCTACTACACGTGCCATATCGTCCGCAGCATCGGCACGGTCGCTGCGCAAAATGCCGTCTTCATATACGCCGGGGAGGCAGACGGCGATGTCAATTTCGCCGGCGATGATTCGTCTGTTTCAATTTACGTCAAAGAGATCATGATCGAAGAGCTGCCCTCCGGCAACGCGATCGGCGATGACCTGTTTGATCAGGAGACCACTACTTCAAGAACTTCTGGTGCCGATACAGTGGAAGGAACAATTTATCGCATAGTTTCGCAGTCAACATTAGATTTTACTACAGTGGGGGCACCCGATAATGATGCTGATACAGTATTTATCGCAACTGCCGTTGACACGCTTGGATCTGGCGACGAGTTAGCCGAAATAACCGCACCAGCAAAAGGAATTCCAGATAAAGATCCGTGGCCGGCCCTGGCCGGCGGCGAAGCGATCACAGCGCAGAATGACAGGGATTTTTCGAGCGGAACTGTCGGCAACTGGACCGCCTCGGCGGACGGTGCCGGCACTTGTGCCTATAATACCGATTCGATTGGTGGCCGGGATGATAAACAGGGGCTTTTGACAAGCAGCGGAGATTCTTATCTGCGGGCTGACTTGTTGACTTCTAATATGTCCCTGTCGACCGACACGCTTTACAGAGTGTCGGCCAGGCTGTATGCGCCCAATGCAAATACATTAAAAAGCGTATTATTATTTTTCGATGATATTGCCGGTGATATTCCGGGCTCAGTGATCACGACACTGTCAGGGGATACCTGGACAGAAGTGAGGCTCTATAATTATTTTGCCTCCGATATTATTGGAAAACTCCAGATAGGTTTTTATGGCGACCCCGCCGATGGAGACAAACTTTATTTTGATGACATTTCAATTCGCCCAGTTCAAATTTCTTGGGTGCCGCAGGGCACAAACACAATCGAGATTGATGAAACCGAAGATGCCCTGAAAATAAGCTATGTCGATAATCTGGCCGGAGCACAGCTGCTTTTCAAGAATTGGGATTTGTCTTCTAATCTAACGGTCGGCGAGGAATATCTAGTTTCTTTTGATGCTAAAGTTGGATCTGGCGATACGGTAACAGCCAGGATCTTTGACGGCGCGAATTATGTGGCGATCACCCAAAACATAGCTGAGTCCTGGACAACCTACAAAATGATTTTTACGGCTGGAACTGTTGATACCTGCCTGATCAATTTTGCCTACATGGGATCGGGTGAAGTTGTCTATATCCGAAACCTATCGCTGAAAGCGGTCCCTGACTCATCACTTCTGGCGCCGTCTGATTACGTTAATTCGGCCACCATCCCGGCCAAGGCGCGCTTTGAAAGCGCCGGCCTTTTGGTGGAGGGCGAAGCAACCAATTTACTTCTCTACGGGCGCGACCTGACCAACGACCTGTGGGTCAAAACCAACGTCACCGCCACCAAGGACCAGATAGGCGTGGACGGCGTCGCCAGCTCGGCATCCAAGCTGGCCGCCACCGCCGCCGACGGCACGGCCTTTTTGACAGTGCCCACCGTGCAGCCCAGCGGCGCCCATACCACGCCGGTCTGGGTCAAGCGCATCACCGGCAGCGGCGCCGTGTACCTGTCCGACGACAATGGCGCCAACTACACCGAGATCACGCTGACCACGAGCTGGACCCGCTTCGAGATCGAGCGCACCCAGACCCAGCCGATCGTCGGCTTTAAGATCGCCGTCAGCGGCGATGAAATTGCCGTTGACTTCGGGCAGGTGGAGTACTCTTCTATCGCCACCAGCGCCATCGTCACCACCGCCAGCCAGGCCACCCGCACCAGCGAGGCGGCTGACGGCACTTACGGCTATATGTGGGCCGTCAGCGCGGCCATCCAGGCGGCCCTGGCCGACACCGGCACCCTGGTGGTGGAGTGGACGCCCAAGTTTTCCGCCGCCGACGGCTCGGGCAACATCTGCCTGCTGACCTTCGAGCCGAGCGCGACCGGGCTGCTGTATTACGACTGCGACAACACGGATTTTGAGGCCAGCGACTCGACCAACACCGTGACCGTGGCCAAGTCCATCGTCAAGGACACGACCTACACCCTGGTGGTGCGCTGGCACAAGGCCAACGACGCGCTGGTCATATCCGTCAAGGACGGCAGCACCTGGACCCACGGCACGGCCGGCGCCTTTGACGACAGCATCCCGCACACGGGCAACAAGCTGCACCTGCACTACGGCAGCGAGTACCCGGCCAACTTTAAGAACCTGTATCTGTTCGACATCTACCTGACCGACGCCGAGGTGGAGGCCGCCGCCTGGCTGGATGCCCAGGGCCTGCTAAGTGCGGCAATTACTTCTGCAAAACCGTCGATGGCGTTTACGGCGCGATGACAGACTGAAGAGGGGATGTTATGCCGACCAATTTGACGACCGAGCCGAGCGAGAAGGGCACCTATGTTATCACGGCCGCCTTTACCGACGAAAACAGCCAGGCCAAGATCCCGACCACCTTAGAGTGGAAGCTGACCGACAAAAGCGGCAACGTCATCAACAGCCGCAGCGCGGTGACCCTGACCCCGGCGGCATCGGTTAGCATCGTTTTGAGCGGCGATGACCTGGCGCTGTCAAGCCTCAGCGATGACGGCCAGCGGGCCTTTTTGCTCACCGGCACCTACGACAGCAACCTGGGCAGCGATCTGCCGATCAAGGAAGAGGCCCGCTTTACCGTGGCCAATTTGTGGGCACAAACCTAAGCAGAGCGCCGAGCGCCATGCGCCCTGCGCTCTGCGACATGAACGGGGGCGGCACTTATGAGCACCTTTAGACCGGATTATCTGACAGCGATCGATTCATTCGTCAGGGGCGAAATTCCCCTGGGCGAGGCCGACAAGGATCTGGCCCTGTCCCTGGCGCTCAAGCGCTATTCCAAGGACAAGCCCTATGAGGTCGTGGCCGACATTGCCGGCACCGGCGGCTTCGACTATGCGGTCAGCCTGCTGACGTCCTGGGCCAGCGGCTTTTCGGTGATCCACAGCGTCGAGTACCCGGTGGACGACACCGACGAGACCCCGGACACCCTCGACGACGCGCAGTGGATGGTCTACGCCAAGCCCAGCGGCAAGGTGCTGCGTTTTTTAGACGAAAAGCCCGCAGCGACCGAGACCTTCCGGGTGGCCTACACCGCCCTGCATGTGTGCTCCAGCAGCCAGTGCACGGTCGACACCTGCGACGAGCAGGCCGTGCAGGCCCTGGCGGCGGCCATGTACTGCGATATGATCGCGGCCTACTATGCCCAGATGACCGACGGCACCCTGGACGCCGACGGCGTGGACCAACAGGGACAGGCCACCGAGTACCGCGCCCAGGGCAACAAGTACCGGCGGCTGTACTTTGCCCATATGGGCATCAAGGAGGGCAGCCCCAAGGCGGCCAGCTATACCGCCGATCAGGACGTCGACTATCCGGGCGGCACCGACCGCCTGACGCACCCGAGGCGCTACCGGTGAAGAAGCTGTTAGCCAAGAGGTTTAGAAATGAAAGAATTATCTCACACTGGTTTTTGTTTGGGAGAATATGACAAAGATCTTTGCAGCGACTGCCCCACTGAAAAGGAATGCCTGGAATTAGGGGAAAAGGAACGGCGAGGCATGGCGCAGAGCGCCATCGCGGAGACTTTGATAAATGTCGTGGTATGAGAAGCTGAAATTCGCCAGGAGAGTCCTGGGCCTGAGCCAGCGGGCGGTGGCACGCAAGACGGGCATTTCGGACGCCTATCTGTGCGAGATCGAGAAGGGGCGGATCAAGGACCCGTCTTTTTTCAAAATCCTGACGCTGCTCAAGCTCTATAATCTAAACGCCGATGAAATGGACCCTTAAATATGACATCAGCGGCGCCAGGGAGCTGGCGCGCAAGTTTCCGGCCGCCGTGCGATCCGTGACGGTGGGCGTGATGCAGATCATCGTCATGCGCCTGGAGGGCGAGGTGGTGCAGCGCACGCCGCGCGGGGTGGGCGGCGCGGCCGGGCTGGCCGGTTCGATCTTCGGCGAGGTGGAGGCCTACGGGCGCCAAGTGACGGGCATCGTGGGCACGCCCCTGGAATACGGCCAGGTGGTCGAATTGGGCCGCCGGCCCGGACAGCGCCGGCCGCCGACAGCGGCCCTGATCCCCTGGGTGCGGTCCATCCTGGGCGTGGACCCGCGCCGGCTGGAGCAGGTGGCCTGGGCCGTGGGCACCAAGATCGCCAGAAAGGGCACAAAGGGCGCTTTCATGTTCAAGCGCGCCTGGCGGGCCACCGAGGGCTGGGCGGCGACCATGATCAAAACCATACCGGCGCGGGTAAAGCGCAAGGTCAACAAGTAACCGGAGCGAACAGTGAGTTATGCCACCATCAACGCGGCCATCAAGACCCTGCTGGAGGGCGTCAGCGGCATCGGCCGGGTGCACGCCTACGACCGCTGGGTCAAGAGCAAGGAGGAGATCAAGCAGGAGCTGTACCACGAGAACAGCCGGCGCCTGCACGCCTGGATGATCAGCCGCTTCAAGCTCGAAGAGGCCGACGCCTCCAAGAGCCACAACGACACCCGGCACCATATCCGCCTGCGCGGCGTTTACGCCCACAACGACGCCGACGCCAGCGAAACGGCCTTTCAGGCGCTGGTGGACAGCGTCTGCGCCGCGATCCGGGCCGACTTCGACCTGGGGGGCACATCCAAATACACCACGCCGCCGGCGGCGCCGGTGATCGATCTGCGCAGCATCGCCGGCGTGCTGTGTCATCACTGCGAGATCCACCTGGTGGTTACCGAAACCAACGCCTGGAGCGAGTAGCGCAGAGCGCAGGGCGCATAGGGCACAGACAAGGAGGAGAAGACAATGGCTTATCCGATACACGGCAAGGTGGCGCGCATCGCCAAAAACTCCGTGCTCATCGACAATGAGATCGATTATACGATCACGGTCAACGTCGATCTGGCCGAAAAATCCCGCAAGGGCCAGGACTGGAAAGAATGGCTGGCCGGCCAGGCCGAGTGGGAGGGCAACATGCGCTTTAACCTGGACCCGAGCAACACCGAGCAAAAGGCACTGCTGGACAACATCGTGGCCACCACGCCCGGCAGCGCGCTGACCGATGTGGTTTTTCGCCTGGAGGACGCCGGCGATTATCTCAGCGGCAACATCATTCTGACCAGCCTCGTCACTGCCGCCCCGGTGGGCGAGAAGATCACGGGCGAATTCAGCTTCAAGGGCACCGGCGCGCTGGCGCTGACGATCGCCTAAAAGGAGGATGCCATGGGTGCGACCCACGGAAAACTGGCGGCGGTCTACCGCTGGAACGGCAGCGCCGGCAACCTGACGACCGAGGCCTGCACCGAGAGCGGCAGCCAGGCCCAGATCACCGACAGCGCCAAGCGCATCTTAAACCCCAACGCCGCCGTGAGCTTCACCGACAGCGGCGGGGCCAACCTGGTGCGCATCGATTACGCCGCCGGCCGGGCCATCTTCGACGCCGCCGTGACGGTGGTTACAGCCTCCGGCACCGGCGCCTACGTGGCCGCCGCCAACCTGGTCAAGGCCGGCTATATGTACGACTGGCGCCTGGAGGTCGACCTGGAGCTGGCCGCGCGCAGCGTCTACCAGGACGACTGGAAGCAGTGGCAGGCCGCCATGGGCGAGATCTCCGGGCGCGCGGCCGGTTTTTTCGCCGGCAGTGCCTGGTTCAGCGCCCTGGAGAACTGCGTCGACGCCAGCGTGGCCTATTTTCTGGCGCAGCTGTTTACCTACGATCCGGACGACGACCAGACCGGCGACCACTACAACGCCTGGGTCATCTTCGAGGGCCTGGACCTGTCGGCGCCGATCGCCGAGATGGTGCGCGAAGAGGTGACCTTCAAAGTCCACGGCGCCCCGGACTTTGTATTAAACGCATAGCGCCTGGCGCATGGCGCAAAGCGTAAAACGCCATGCGCTCTGCGCTCTGCCCTCTGCGCTCTGCGAAAAAAAGGAGATTGCGATGGACCTGAAACAGATGATGCGTGACAAGAAGGCCTACACCCTGTGGATCGAATACGAGGGCTTCGAGATCTGCATCCGCTACCTGGACAAGCCGGACCTGCGCCGGCGGGTGGAGCGCTGCCGGCAGCGGCGCTTCGACAAGCGCACCCACCAGCCGGTGGAGGAGATCAGCGACGAGCGCCTGCTGCGCGACTTCGCACGGCAACACGTAAAACTGGGCCGCGATCCGTGCGAAGAGTGCCGGCGGGCCGAGGCCGACGGCCTGGCCGCCAAAGACTGCGCGACCTGCAAGACCGTGCTGCTGTGGCCCGAAAACGCCGAGGCCTGGGAGATTTTCCGCCGCTTTGAGGCCGGCCTGATCCGGCGCCAGTTTACCGGCGGGCACACCTTCTGGGGCATCGACTACGCGGCCGTGGATTTTGCCTTTCGCATCTGCCGCGTGCCGCCCGAGGAGCAGGCGGAGGTGCTGGACAAGCTGCACGTGTGCATCGACGAAAAAATAGCCGAGGAGCAAAAGACCTGTGCCCGAGAAACTTGAATTTCAAATCATCGTGGACGACGACGGCACGCCGGTGGTGCGCCGCTTTTCGCGCAACACCGAGCAGGCCGCCCGGCGCACGACCGGCCTGGGCCGGACCCTGAGCGGCGCCGCACGCCGGATGCTGGGCTTTATCGGAAACGTGGCCACCGCCGCGCTGAAAGTCGGCGCCCTGGGCGCGGCCGTGGTGGCCGCCGCCGGCGCCTTTGCGGCCTGGAAGTTAAAAAACCTGGCCGCCTCGTTCCTGGAGACCGGTGTAAACATGGACAAGCTGCGCCTGTCCCTGGACACCATCACCAAGGGCCGGGGCGAGGCCTGGTTCAAGCGCTTAAATGAATGGGCCTTGAAAATGCCCATCAATACGGCCAAGGCCATCGGGGCGTTTACCATGATGCGCGCCATGGGCCTTAAGCCGACCATCAAGGATATGACGACCCTGGTGGACACCACCAGCGCCCTGGGCGGCAGCGAGGATGTGCTGGAGGGCATCGCCCGCGCCCTGGGCCAGATGGCCGCCAAGGGCAAGGTCAGCGCCGAGGAGCTGATGCAGCTGGCCGAGCGCGGGGTGCCGGCAGCCGAGATCCTGCGCGAAAAGCTGGGCCTGACCGGCGAGCAGGTGGCCGACATCGGCAACGAGGGCGTGGCCGCCGGCACGGCCATCACCGCCCTGCTGGAGGGCATGGCCGAGCGCTTCGGCGGACAGAGCGCCAAGATCCAGAATACATGGGGCGGCATGATGGAGACACTTAAGGGTTATTGGACCGATTTTAAGCGTCTGGTGATGGACAGCGGCGTGATGCAGTTTCTGGAGGAGAACCTGCGGGCCGTGGTCGGCTATGTCGATGAGCTGCACGCCTCGGGCAAGCTGCAGGACTGGGCGCAGCAGGTGTCCGACTGGGTGGTGAATGCTTTTAAAAAGATCAGGGCCTGGGTGCTGGATTTCATCGGCAGCTGGGACGAGCTTGAAGTGGCGGTCTACAACACCTTTGAGACCATAAAACATTGGGTCGAACTGGTTACGCCGGCGCTCAAGGCATTTTTGAGCCTGGTCGAATACGCCCTCGAAACCTACAACCGGATCGCCACCGGCGATGTCGGCACCAGCCGGCCCCAGGCGGAGGCCATCGGCAACGAGCTGTTTAGCCTCGCGCCGACGCCGGCCGCCCCGGCCGCGCCCGGCGGCAACACGGTCAACAACTTCAATTCTTTTAGCGGTTTATTCATCGACCGCCAGGGCGTGATGCGCGCTGCGCGCGAGCTTGACGAGCAGCGCCGGCGGCTGGGGGGCGAATAAATGAGCATCACCTTATATACGCGCAACATCTTGGAGACCGGCACCGTGACGGTGACCGGCACGCCCGACACGGGCTATCCCGAGGCCCGCCTGCATGACCGCGCCGTCTCGCTGTACTGGAAAGACACTGTGACCGAGGCCAAGGATTTCACCGTTGACCAGGGCGCCTCCGGCAACCTGGCGGTCGATTTTCTGGCCGTGTTTCGGCATAATTTCTCCGGCATCGCCATGCAGTGGCAATACTCCAATGACGATTTTTCGGCCGACGTCAACGACGCCGTCACCGACTGGACCCAGGGCGACAACAACGCGATCGTCAAGGTCATGGGATCGGCGGAGACCCAGCGCTACTGGCGCGTGACTTTGGCATCCATGGCCAACCCGAAATGCGGCGAGATCTTCATGAGCTTCGGGCGCAGCTTCGATGTCATGCAAAGCCCAGCCTCGGTGGCCGGCGAAAACGACAACGTGCGCTGGCACCGCAGCGTGGGCGGGCTGGAGCGCTCGACCAAGCTGGGCGAGGCCGTCCGCCATCGCCAGTACACCCTGTTTTTGAGCGCCAGCGAGCTGACCAGCTTTCAGGCCGCCATGGCCGAACTGGACGAATACAGCCGGCCGTTCTGGATCAAGGACGATGCCGGCGCCTATTTTCCCTGCCGCCTGCTGGCCCCGCCGGCCGAGATCGGCGACCACAAGACCCACGCCCACCTGCGCATCGAAGTGGTGGAGATGCTTTAAGATGAAAACCCTGACCGCGTTTAACCAGACCAAGATCGACAGCCCGTATGTGGACCTGATCCGGCTGGTGCAGATCGATTTTACGGGCCTGAGCCTGTACCTGTGCGATCGCATCTTCGGCGATCCGGGCAGCGAGTGCGTATTCAACGGCCAGCTCTACGAGCCGCTGGTGCTCGACTGGGGCACCCTGAGAAAAGGACGCATCGACCCGATCACCTGGGAGGTGGCGCCGGGCGAGTTCGAGTTTATCCTTGACAACATCACGCCGGTGGCCGGCGTGGCGCGCTTTACGGCCCTGTTTGCAACCTACGATCCGCACTTTGCCAGCGTGACCTACTCCGAGATCTTTGCCGGCGCCTCGGCCGCCGGCGACAGGATCGACCACTTCGTCGGCTCCATCGAGGACCTGGGCGAGCTGAGCGCCAGCCGCCTGACGGTATACTGCAGCGGGCTGGAGCTGGATATCGCCGCCAAGTTCAGCCACACGATTTTAAACACCGACGACTACCCCGGCGCCGATCCGGACGACCTGGGCAAGCTGGTGCCGCAGATATATGGCAATGTGAGGCGGTCACCTTGTCTTGCGGTGGACGCCGGCGGGAAAACCACGATCGCCGAAGCAATGACCGCCGCATCGCCAGGGAATTCGGACACGTTAGAATTTACGGACGCTTCAAAGTTTCCGGCCGCCGGCGCCTTTACAGCGCAAGTCGACGACGAGCAGATCCGTATCGCGTCACGCTCTGGCAATACCTGCACGCTGGCGGCTTCGGGTGCGCGGGGCTATGATTCAACCAACGCGGTGCCGCATGATGACGGCGCCGCAGTCTTTGAGATCCAGACCGAGTATATCTATCTGATTGCCGATCATGCGGTCAAATCAATCGACGCAGCATATGTCGACGACGTAAAGCGCGAAACAGGCTTTACGGCCTATACCGGATATCAGATTGACAGTTACACCAAGCTGCTGCTGCACATGGACGGGGCCGACGCATCAACCACGTTTACCGATCACGGCGCCACCGGGCACACGGTCACCGCCAACGGTGACGCCCAGATCGACACGGCCCAGAAAAAGTTCGGCACGGCCAGCGGCCTGTTTGACGGCAATGATTATCTGCAGATCGCCGACCATGCCGACTGGGACTTCGGCAGCGATCCGTTTACGATCGATTTCTGGGTGCGGTTCAACACGCTGCCGGCGACAACGGATGACCAGGTTTTCTGGGCGCACTACGAAGACGGCTTTAACAGGGCCTGGTTCAGGATTTATAACGACGCCGGCACATACGAGCTGCGCATCTGGGTGTATGACGCGACAGTGCTGATCATCCAAAGAGAAGCAACCTGGTCAACGCCTGTGGTCGATACCTGGTATCATATCGCCCTGATTCGTGGCTGGGGCGGCAATGCGGATTCGTGGGCGATCACGGTTGACGGCACCGCCATCGACACATTCACCGATGATAGCGCCTATCCCGCACTGGCGGGACCCGTTTACATCGGTTATTTGAGCGGGGGCGGACTCGACGGCTGGATGGACGAGCTGCGCATTTCTAAAGGCATTGCGCGCTGGACCGCCAATTTCACACCGAGAGCTGACGCCTATCTGCACGGCGACAGCAAAAGCGGGTATGAGGGCAAGGCGGCGCTCGTATTCGACACCCTGCCGCTGTTAAAAAAGCAGGTGAATGCAGATGTCGACAGCAGCGGCCGGGTACCGATAGACTCGGGTCATGTGCACTCGACCGGCGGCGGCTCGACCGGGACCGTGACCGCTGAATTTCAAACCCACACCGTGCTATACGGGACCGTCAATAATCCCGCGAATGTATATGACGGCTCCAGCGCCACCCAGGCTTCGTTCAGCGGCTCATCCGGCGGCAACCCGGCAAAGTTAGAAGTAAAACGCACAACTGATCTGCCGGGCACATCCGGCACGCCGAGGCGCTGGCGCATGGGCCTTCACACCGGCACGCTGCTGGGCTACAAGGCCACCGGCTACGGCCTGAACGGTAGCTATCAGTTTCCGTCGACTGACAACACGCTGTTATATTCACCCTGGTACAATGTTTACACGCAAACCTGGGCGTATGTGAATGGCCGGTTGAAAGCGACCAATTGGTGCGATGTCACAACGAATGACCTGGGCACGTCATACAAGTATATCAAACGATTTTTTATTGAGATCGAGTACGAAACCGAAGCGAGTCCGACAGACTCGGGCATCGCTGCGGTGGAAGTCACCGGCTCGAATGTGCTTTCAGGGAATACCACCGCTGAAACAGTCATCGGGCGAAGAGTCGCAGTTGACTGCGGAGGGGTTGCGGACGATATCGACGGCACGATCACCGGCACGCCCGATGCGATCATCGAGCGGCCGGACCACGAGCTTGAGGATCTGCTGCTCAACCGCTGCGGGCTTTCAGGGGTGATCCATAGCGCGTCTTACGCCGCCGCCGGCAGCTATTACGCCAGCAACAGCTTTCGCCTGGGCGTGCCGATCCTGCAGCCGCCCAACGTGCGCCGGCTCTTAAACCGCATCGCCCATCAGGCCCGGAGCATCGAGTTCTGGGAGGCCGGCGAGCACCACCTGGCACACGTGCCCCACCCGGCCGACAGCGACACCAAGCTGCTGCTGCACCTTAACGGCAGCGACGGCGCAACCACCTTCGAGGATCACGGCGCCACCGGGCACACGGTCACCGCCAACGGTGACGCCCAGATCGACACGGCCCAGAAAAAGTTCGGCACCGGCTCCGGTCTATTCGACGGTACCGGCGACTACCTGCAGATCGCCGATCATGCCGACTGGCTGCTGGGCGGCGGCAGCGGGAATTTTACCATCGACCTGTGGGTATATTTCGATGACCTTGCAAGCGACCAGACCCTGATCGCCCAACACGAAGATGGCAATCAATACTGGTCCTTGTGGTTTGACAACGATGCCGGCGGCGATATGCTCAAGTTTGAACAAAAAGACATCGGCGGCGGCACCGCCATTTTGATCTCGGCCGATGTCTCTGCGATCATAACGGCAACGCAGACCTGGCATCACATCGCCGTGGTGCGCGGCTGGAGCGGCAACGCCAATGACTACGCGATCACGGTCGACGGCACGGCGGCCGGCACGGGCACGGACAGCGACCCGATATTAAATCACGCCGGCGATTTATACATCGGCTCGCTTGGCGCCGGCACTTATTTTAACGGTCAAATCGACGAGGCGCGGATCTCGCACACCGCCCGCTGGACCGCCAATTTCACGCCGCCCAGCCGCCCCTATCCCTACGGCGGCACCGTCGGCGGCGCATCGCTGTCAGCCGACAAGACCATCGATGCCGCGCGCATCGACCTGAACCAGATCCGGATCAAGTACACCGGCCGCTGGGCGGTGCAGAACAGCCTGTCGGCGCGCTACGCCCGCGACTGGTCCGGCTACGAGGATGTGGTCGAGTCCGACCGGGCCGTGGTCAGCGCCACGGACCGCGACAGCATCGCTAGGTACGGCACGCTCAAGGGACAGCAGTTGACCTGGCCCTATGTCATCGACCAGGCCCAGGCCCAGGCCGTGCTGGATCGTGCCAGGGACGAGCTGGCCGACGTGGGGCTTATCATCGAGTTTCCCGGCGGATACTATCTGGCCGACGTGGAGCGCGGGGATATCATTGACTTTGACTTTGAGGCCGGCGACGAGCTGGACCAGGCCCTGCTGGGGCTGGTGCAGCCTGATGAGGATCTGTTTCGCGTGATCGATCAGATCCACCGACCGGACGCGGCGATTCAGATTGAACTCGTAAAGGCAGTTTAAAGGAGGATTTTACACCCGAAATTTAGGTTGACACCTGGTCGGTCCCAGATCGAGCAGGTTTTTTACGTCCTGCCGATCGCAAATTTT